TAAAGTAAAAGTTTTTGTACCACATATATCACCTACAGTATACAATCAATGGATTAATAACTCCACGAACAAGTCATTCAAGTTTATGGGAGCTAATATTAATTCTGTCCTATCACAAGCTCTTTCAGGGGGATCAAACAGTCAACACGTTACAAGCATTTTAGAAGAGTTGAAGCTTATATTACCATGGGCACAATGTGCTGCACCTTTGATCGGTGAAAGTGGCAGTGGCAGGTTCAATGATTATAACAATTTTGCTAACATTTCTGATGCAAATTTCTATAGTTCGTTTTCTCAATCTACAAATTCAGCAGCAGATACCCCTGGCAAACCAGGTTCTTTCTATGAACAGGAATCTTATAGACTAACTGATGCATTTGTTAATGCAAGTGATAATATTAATAGACCCAATCCGTTAGCTTATCAATATGTACCTTCCACATATTCAAATAGAGCTAAAGGTTCATTTAGTGTACCAACGGTAGGTAGTCACGTTTGGGTGTTCTTTAGGGAAGGCAATCCTATATCACCGGTTTACTTTGCTACCGTGTACGGGGTTGATGATTGGTCAGGTATATTTGAAAGCGGTGATTACCCTGGTACGTTTGAAAACAAAACAGGTGCTAATACTGACTATAATGTAAATGTTGAAACATATAGAAACAAATACGTTTTAAATCAAAAAGGCGGTAGCATTGAAATTGTTAATACCGACTTAAAAGAGAATTTAAAGTTTACACATTATTCAGGTTCATTTAAAGAGTTTAACAATCAAGCTAACATTGAATTAGCTACTAAGAATGATCAAAAGTTAGTATTAAATGATCAATATGAAACAGTTAGAGGTTTTAAAAACGAGTATGTTGGTAAGAGTTTAGATGAAAACATTTTAAGAGACAAGTATAAGAAGGTTGGTCAGTTAAATGCAGATCTTTTTCAGCAATGGCAACAAACATATGCACCTATTCAAGACAATAAACAGTTGTTTGAAATACAAAGAACGTTTGCCGATAACGTTACCGATCATTTAGGTAATATTGTAATAAAAAGAAATAGTTTAATGCAAGTACAAGCTGGTGAATATGCACCGCACCCAGCATTAGATGGTACAGACATTTATAGTTGTGTTAATGAAACTGCTGTATACGCTACAGTATCAATTGGCAGTGGTAAATTAAGCATATCTGATTCTTTAATAAATGAACCGGAAATTTTTGACATATTACCAATGCCGGTTATACCGCAACCTATCTTTACACCAGGATCATTAATTGCAGCAGATAGGTACGTTGTAGACTCACAAACAATTTGGGGATTAGGTGGTCCAGGGTTAAGTACATCATCACAGGACGGTGTATGGACTCCTGATCCAAATAAACAATTACTACAAACTTTAATTGAAGCTAATATGTCAACGTTAGCATCTATTGAAGCTCAATTAGGACCAGGTGGTAGTGAAATAATTAATATTGCTAAACATAAAGTTGAAACAATAGGATTAGCTGTTAACAATTTCGGTAGCTTTAGATATGACGGTGCCGGTAAGATGTTAACTAATGAAATGCTAATTGATGAGTTTGGTACTTTTGTTAACTATAAAGAGAGTCCATTAGTTGAATATGTTCATGTACAGGACTTACCTGGTGGTAACTACTCTTTAAATGTATGTAATAGGTTTAATGTAATGGTAGGTGCTGGTGGTTTAAATTTAAAATCATTAGGTAGTACAAACATTACAGGTACTATTACCAATATTGCCGGTGAACAAATCAATTTAGGTAGTGAAAATGAAATTAATATTGATGCAAAGACTATTAATATATCTGCTGAAATATTAAGATTACGCAATAAACGTCAAAGACAAGTTTATATTGATAATAGTTTAGGTGTTAACTATAACGTTATTGTAGGTGGTGGGTTATCGGTTGAAGGTGAAACATACTTACAACACGTTACTGCTCCTGTTGAATATCAGGTAACAGAAATAACTAAGCTATTTGGTAAATTGTTAACTGGGTTACAATTTACTGCAAACATTACTTTACCGGGTGTTGCTGCAGGTTCAGGCACAGTTACTGCTGCTGATGCAACTGTTACGTTAACAACTAATAGTAATGATAACTTTGTACAGTGCTACGATCACTCACATATCTTTAAGAACTTACCCCTCACATTATTTGATTCAAATGCAGAGGTGAGGGCTGCTGCAGCAATCATGAACACAGGGTTAGCACGTGCTACAGCAAGCCCAAGATGGCATACTAAGAAGTAATATCTTATTCGATACTTACTTTCTTAAGATATGTATCTTTTTTCATTCTGGGTACGAACACTGACAGTACCCCGTCCACTTGTTTTGCTGACACATTAGTAAGATCAAACTCATTACCAATGCCAAAGCTTCTATTGAAGGTCTTTGTTGTTTGGCCTTGTTGGTCTCTTACTATTTTCTTAGCAGTAATATAAATGTCTCTAGTGTTAGTATCGACATTCATTTCTGTATTTTCTTTACTGACCCCTGGTAGGTCAATATCAACAGTCATCCCTTTTTCATCTTGTGAAAAACGGACCGTGTCTCCTGTTCTATATACTTCTTCCAGATCATGAAAGATCGGGAATAGATTGAATTGCTCTTGAAAAAGCCGTTCAATGTTGCTTATCGGATTGTATTTATATGTAGTTAGTTTAGTCATAATAATGCGGATTAAGTGCCCGCAAAATTATTTATTTCTCCGTTCTTAATAAATCAATGATTTCTTTTATATCCGAATAACAACGAGAACATCTATCAGCACAGTGACAATATTGTTGTAAGTCTTCTATAGACTTAATATCATCATGTTTATCTACTAAATGAATTATTTCTCTATATGTAATATTATTGCAAGTACAGCTACCGTCCACAATATTATATAATAAAAAAAGTGTTATGATTCACAACTATAGCATGTTAAAATAGAACGTGCTAATTCTTGTGCCGGGTTAGCAGAACGTTGATAGTAAAGACTCTTGATACCGTTCTCCCAAGCAAAGATTAACAAGTCGTTAACATCCTTTGGTTTAGTATTTGGCGGTATCATTAAGTTTAATGATTGACCTTGATCAATGTACTTTTGACGTGCTGCTGCCTGAATTACTATTTCTTTCTGGCTTATCTCACCAAAAGTCTTAAACACGTCTTTTTCTACTGAAGATAAAAACTCTAAATGCTGTACTGAGCCACCTTTTACAAGTATAGACTTCCAAACAGCATCTGTGTTCTTATTTTTACTTTCTAATAATTTTTCAAGATAAGGGTTCTTATAAGTAAATTTACCCTTAGCTAAATCTTTTGTGAAGTAATTAGAGTTTAAAGGTTCAATAGAAGGTGATGCTTGACCCAATATAAATGAACTAGATGTTGTAGGTGCTACTGCTAATGTAGTAACGTTACGGCGGTTATAACCTTTAAGTAATGGCGGCTCACCGTACTCTTTAGCTAGTTGTTCAGATGCTAAATCTGCTTTAGTACGTACAAATTTCCAAATTTGTGTATTTAAAAGTTTAGCTTCCATTGATTCAAAAGCAATCATTTTAGATTGCAAGTATGTATGCCAACCTAACGATCCAATACCAAGAGCTCTCTGATTGATAGCAAAGTTTCTTGGATGCTCCATGAATTTCATACCTTCTGTCTTATTGATGAATTCTGTCATTACTGAATCTAGGAAGTAAACTAACGTTTCTACTGCATCAGTTTCTTTCCATTCATCCCATTTTTCAAAGTTTAGAGAAGACAAATCACATACAAATGATTCATCAACACCATTAGATAACATGATTTCTGTACAAAGATTGCTATGATGTATTTTTAAACCTTTATCTTTATAAACTTTTGGTGCTTGTTTATTAGCATTATCTGTAAAGAAGATATATGGGTAACCAGATTCAAAACGTTTCTTAATTACTAATCCCCATATGCGACGTTTTTCTTTATCGCCGTCAACCATTTGTTTGAACCACTTATCAGTAACGCAGACGCCAATGGAAAGGTTCTGAATAGTATCGCCTTCACTTCTAATCTTTAAAAACTCTTCAATGTCTTTATGGTCAATTGGTAGGTACGCAGCAAATGAACCTCTACGTACATTGCCTTGTGAAATGTAATCAGTTAACGATTCAAATACTGTTAACTGATGATGTACACCGGTAGATTCGCCACCTGAACCAATTAATGCACCACGCGGTCTGATTGCACCAAAGTAACCGGATGTACCACCACCTGATTTTGACATTGCTCCCACTTCTGCCATTTTGTATAGAATAGCGTCCATGTCGTCATCAACATAAGAACCGAAACAAGATATTGGCAAACCACGCTTACGGCCAAAGTTAGCCCAAATAGGAGATGCTAAAGAATAAAAACCTTTATGCATATAACCTTCAAACTTATCTGCAAATCCAGGCAAGTTGAGATAGTATTCTGCTTTTTCAGCAATATCTCTAATACGCTGTTCAGCGGTTTCGTTTTCTAATAGGTAACCTCTTGCAAGAAATTTACGTGAGTCATTATTTAGCCAATAGATATCTTTGTTTGACATAATTATATTATAATATAGAGGTTAGATTAAAACAGATCGTCTTCCGAGAAACTTTGAGATTTCTTTGAATATTCAACGGGACGGGAATGAAAAAAGTCGGTCATATTATTGCCTAACAACTCTTCATTAAACCATGCAGTGTCTTTAAGTAACTTTTCATCTGTTTCAAATACGGTAGGGAAGTTAATACTTTTGAGAGATTCATTTATACGGTCTTTTATTACTTCTTTTAAGTGAGCTGCTGATAAACCATCTTCCTTGATACCGTTAACCATCCAATCAATAATTTTAGCTTCACTTTCGTATGCTTCTTTGGCTTCAGAGAGTATTCTTTCTGTAAGCTCGTCATCAAAAAGTTCTGGATGTTCTTCTCTAATGGTATTGATAATTTTTATACCAACTAAAGCATGTATGTTCTCTTCGTTGCGAGTATACTTAACTTGTTGGTCAGTGTCTTTAAGTACGTTTTTATTACGTGCAAACCAGTTAATAATATAAAACTGGCTCATTAATGAAACGTTTTCTACAAATAAAGTGAAGAGAATAATAGCATATAGGTATTGCTTTTTATGTTCTTTGTAAAAACGATGTGTGTACTTTTTAAGATACTTTACTCTGCCTTGTATCCATTCAAGCTTTAAATTCTCTTCAAATACTTCTTCAAGGCCTAAAACTGTAAGCAATCTTTCGTAAGCATTGTTATGAATAACTTCTGTGTTAGCCATAACGTAGCCTAAATCTTGCAACGAAGGATGGGGTAAATTTTCTCCTAATTTTGCCCAAAATGTTTTCACAGCAACTTCTATTTGACCAATAGCAGAGAGAGTACGGATAATAATTTCTCTTTCTTGATCTGTTAGCTTAACTTTGAATTGCTGCACATCTGATTTAAAACTGAACTCCTTGTCAGTCCAGAATCCATTATGCATGGATTCAATAAAATCTTCTGTCCATGGATAGTGATTTGGTTTGCGGGAAATCTGTTCGTTAAAAATCATAGTTGGAAAATTATTTAATGGTAAACCGAAAAGCCTATACAGAAAGTATAAACAATTTCAAAGAGGCAAATTTTTGGAAATCAAAGACATCCTCTTTTAAGTTCAATAAGTGCTGGAATATTTTTTTATCTTCGTTAAAACTATCATCGCATATACTTTTTAGATTGTTAAAATCTATAGGATATACACCTTTCTGAAAATGTTTATACGTATTCTTACACGAAAGGTTATATTGCGAAATTAAATTCTCATAAGTTACTAATCCTATATTACCGGTTTTCTCTTGATTAACAATAGCATTAATAACCTTCACCATACTAGCGTTAGGTTTTAGTAACACCCCTTTTAAAGGAAGTACCTGCAAATGAGGACCTGCTTTAGTGATATGAAAAAAACTTTGAGGGTTATATTTTGGATTTAGCTCAATTCTTTTATTATCGTATTCGTTATGAATAACAAAGCCTAAAAATAGTATCGGATACTTATTATATGGTAATGTTATAAATTCTTTTTCAGAAACTGGTTCGTGTATTAATTCTATATCTATCATACTGTGAAAATTCTTTTTACGTTACCTGACTTTAAATCATAAACATACATCTTAACAACGTTGCCTTTCTTTACTTGCACGGTAGCTATCTCTCCAGATATGTTTGGTCCGCTAGTTATTATACCATCTACAGTAAGCAATTTACGTGTCTGACCATTGGCAGTATTAACTATTGCCAACTTACTGTCATCTTTTTTAATCATTGAGTATACTGTATTCATGTTGTTACTTAATTATAAATGTGTTAATGAATTTTTCAACATCTTCATCCGATTTATTATAGGTAAAAGATGTAAGCGCACTAACAGAGCTACTAATATCATTTACTTTGATTGCTGTCTTTTGATACTCTGCTTCCAATGCATCTATAATATCTTTAGCTGGCAAGTCTTCATCAGCAGGTACATTAAGAAGCTTTCTAATTTCTAGAATTTTGTAACCTCTTTTTAAGAAACCTTTTACTTCTTTACAGACATACATCTTATCTAAGATTTCTTCTGTACCGTACTCTTCTATCTTCTTCTGAAGATACTCACCGCTTATAACTATGCTCTTACCTGTTATGATGCAAGTGAGCTTTTTTGTTTTATTCATACCCTCATTATATAAATAATAACATGAAGTTCAATCTACTAGTTGAAGAAATATTGACAGAAGCCAAGAAAAATTGGGTTAAAAAAGCTGTAAAGGGTATCAAAAAAGGTGCTCTTAGAAAACAGGAGCATAAGAAAAAGGGCCAGAAAATGACAACTAGTGAGTTAAAAGGTTTAAAAGCACATGGTACTGCTCTTGAAAAGAAACGCGCTAACTTTGCATTAAATATTAAAAAGAAGAAATAATATGAAATTTGACCAACTAGTAAACACATACCTATCAGAAAAAAAAGATGAAGACGGTAACGAATTTGTTGATAAAGTAGCTAAAGCTGCTATGGCTGGTGAAAAGACCACAATGGTTGGCGGTAAAAAAGTAGCTGTTAAAATGAGCAAAGAAAAAGCTCAGAAGATTGAAAGCAAAAAGCCAAAAAAAAAGTAACTGAAGCTAGAGTTGCACCATACGATAATAGAATGCCTACCAGGCATACGAATGCATCTGTAGGTGCACAGAACTTTAATTTGAACTCTCCTAAGAATCAAGTTGGCGGTGCTTATAGTATACAACCACCTAAAGCTGCAATTTTTAAACTACCTAAAGATAGAATTAAATTAAAAAAGAATCGTCTTAAGAAGAAGTTCTAACCATATTGGCTAGTTCAACTGCTCTACCTTTTACTTGTCTAGCCCAAAGACTGTTTAACATTTCTTTTGAAGCTAACTCAAAATCGTTTTTCAATAAAGCATCTTTCAATGCTTTAAACTGGGATAATTTATTATACCCTAAATTAAACGACATATCAATAATTGCTTTTTGTACGTTTAGAGGTAAACTACCTAAATTAGGTAAAAACTTCTCAGCATCAGCAAGAGCTCTATTAAAGTTAATTTCGTACAATTGTTTTATTTGGTTATCGTTTAAATCTATTTTACCTTTAACTAAAGCATTCACATCAACGCCCATTTTAGCTAAAGTCTTTCTATTGTTTACGTCATCTAAATTAACACCGATACCAACCGTAGGGTGATTTTTTGTGTCTCTATATACATGGTGTGTTAACTTTTCGTGTTTGACAATTTGAGGAAATAGCATATTTGATGTTACTTGAGCGTGCCCTACTGCAGGTGCACCTAATGCTAACCCAGCTGATAAAGCTGCTCCTTTTAAAAAGTTACCAATTCCTTCTTCTTGAATTTGGGTTTTATTAAAATGCTCTTTAAACGTCATTACTATTATATTTAAACAAACCTATCTATAAAGTACTTTGGGAGTTTGTTTTTATGTTTAACTACCTCTTCATACACATTAGCATCAAGTATATAAGTAACGCAATAATCTTCTTTACTTCTAATACCTCTACCACAGGCCTGTACTAAATTACAAAGCATCTTATTAGTATACCAGGTAGGGTCTTCTTTAGCTAAACGTTGTATTCTTATGTCTCCTAAAGGTAGATATGCTGCTTTCACTATAATCTGAAACCTTGCATAATCATCTCTCAGGTCTACACCAAAGGTCATAGAGGGGCTAACAATAACAGTGGCTTCCTTTGACTTGAAATGATTGTCGAGAATAAGTTCATTCTTTAACTCTCCATCTCTGTATAAGAACCTCTTACCTTTGAGATTCCTTTGAAGCTCCTTAGTAATTTCCATGGTATGCGTATGTATTAGACCTTTATCATTTTTATGATCTTCGCATATACTCTCAATCTGACTTAGTAACTTAGGCATAAGCCTTTTTATGTTACCCTGGTTAAGCTTATTAGTAACGGAAACGTATATAGGAGCTTTCTTTGCATCAAAAGTACTATCTACCTCAATGTACTTGTATTCTTTAATGCCTAAAGACTTTGCATAATTTTTATGGTCAATAATTGTGGCTGACATTAATAGTACATTTTCAGCATAATCAAAAATATACTTTGAAAGCGTATTAACTCTAAGAGGTGTTAAACGTACTGTTTTATTCTCTCTTTGACAAATATATTCACAACTACCCCATGTTTCATCAATTAAGATAAGAGTACGGTGTAAGTTTTTAAGCCAATTTAATTTTATTCTTTCGTTTATATTCAACGAAGCCGTCTTACTATTAAACCTATCAGTCAATGCTTCAATTTGTTCACTAACAGCAACCATTACACAGTTATGCCAGCGGTGCACATTTTCAGGTTCAGTATTATAGAGGTAAGGTACCTTTACACCGTATAATTTTAATCTATCTGGGTCAATAAAAACTGAAAACTGTTTTACTAATTCATCTTCCAGTTCTGAAGCTTCATCACACACTATAAAATTTTTACGTTTAACGTGCCCGGGCAATGCTAAAAACATTTTATAGTTTAGTACTGCAAAATTGCTTGTTAGTGCAATATTACGGGCATTATAATAAGGGCATAGATTTTTACTCCAGCACCCTTCTTTCATCTTTGGAGTTATCATACAAGGTGCATTTTCTACATCCACATTCACGTCCACTGCACACTGATAATTGTTTTTACCTTTAAGTAAAGGGGTCTCTTCAAATAGCTTTTGATACTGATCTTGTAAAGACTTTGTAATAGTTAAAGCAAATGCCCCAAAAGGGGGCTCCTTCATACAATCAATCTCTTTAGTATAGTTGCCAACATAGTCCTGTTTA